CCGCTTACCACCGACACCCCTCCACTGCACAGTATAAACTGGCGGTGGCAAGACAGGGTTGTCGGGTCCCAAGGGCACCGGCGTCGACTCGTTTCATAGTCGGCGCCGTTTGGATAGGTTCGGAGAGTGCTGAGTTGTGCATTTACTCAGTCAAGGGAGGTCTTAAGGTATGCCGTGTACTTGGCATGAGGTTGATCGGCCAGCGGGTCCGGGTCTGCGCTGTCGTACTTTGCGCGGAACCTGATCTCATCGTCAGTGAGTCCTTCACCACTGATTGCCCCGTATGATGCGGGCGTCCACAGCTTGGCGTTGTGCCGAATGGCACGGGAAACCTTCTGGTTTCCTTCAAGTTCGCTGTAGAGATCGTCGATCGTAATATTGCTGTCAAAAAGAAGATCCACTACCTTCGTTGAGACCACGCGTGACCACTCGTGTGTTCCTTCGAACTGCCGTTCAACCGTGATAGGTTTCGGCAGTGAAGCCTGGGCTCTTTGCCAGGTCTTCCAAGGCGCATCCTTGCGGCCGAGGTTGATGGGCTGACGACGGCTCCAATTGAGCAGAATCATTCGTCCGACCTTTCGGTCGAGCGGTGATGGCTCCTCAAAGCCGGTCATCCCTACACCCCCGAGCCACTCTGGCATGTGCCAAGGTATGGGTCGTAGCTTTTTCAGCAATTCCTCATTTTCCTTAATGAACTCGCGGTGGCAAGTGCCACGCAGGGTTGACGGGCAGCTCGTCATGAGCTCACGGTAGCGGGTTCCAATACCGCCGTTTGGTGAATCCTCGTCCCCGAGGCCCGACTTTCCACCTGACCGCTTCAAACCCAGCAGCAGTCCGAGATTGACATAATGTGTCTCTCGGTACAGCGCGGGTGTAAGCACGTCCACTCGCCCTTCTGGGCTTGTGATGGTGATTCGTCGGACCACGGCGGCGTCCGGATTGTAGAGAAAGTTAGTGGAGTTGATGTTTACGAACCCTCGTTCGAAAAACGTCTTCCCTACCGACTCCTCCAAGCCAACATACCGTGTCAGTTTCGACCAAAGCATGTACCCCCTCTGTGTTGTTTTGAGCGCCACATCGTCGCCGTTGAACATCGCAGGTAGCCGCGTCAGCCGAAAGGACTGCCGCATCGCCACCTCGTGTGCCCAACGGGTCATGGCTGCGTTCGCAATACATAGGACCGGGAAGCTTACGATACTGCCCATAAGTTGTCCGCGTTTCTGAGATTTAGTCACGGGTTCCCCCTGGGCGTCCTCCTGCCCAGTGTCGACTTCGTGTCTAGTTAGCGCCTCCAGGAACAGCTCCCGCTCTGTCACGCTGAGTTTGAGGACCGTCGCCAGTTCTTCTGCGATAGTTTCACTCA